TGATCGGATCTAATTTGATTTATGTCAGCATGGATACGACCTTTATGTTCATGTTTAATTATGGTATCTATAAATGTAGTATGCGCTTTATTAACTTCTCTTGCTTTAGCAATCATTCTCACTACAGGATGGGCATGATTAGAAATAAAATTTTTAGTAAAGGATGGAGCCTGTGATTTCGCAGTTCGTTCGTATGGTAAACCAAGTTTATCAAAAACTTTGGCAACACTTCTTGCAGCCATTAATTGAACCTCTACTCCTGTTTCTTTTTTTATTTGGTACAGGAGTTCTTCTTCTTGCGATGTTAACTGCTGCTTCAATTTATGAGCTCGTTGAGCGTCTACTCGGACTCCAAGGAAACGCATGTCTACCAGACAAGGAAAAAGATCAGTCTCGAGTTCAAAAATAGATTCAACATCTTGTTGAATTAATTCTTTTTTAAATATTTGCCAAAGTTCTAATGTAAGCTCTGCATCTTTCTCTGCATAACTTCCAACATACATTGCTGGCAGTTGCCACATATCTGCTTTAGGATCTAGTCCTCTAGACTTTGCTTCTTCATTTAGTGCAGATTCATTTTTACCATGACCTAAATAATCCCAAGATAAACTATTTAAATCAAATCTAAATCTGTTTTCATCAATCAATGATGCTGCAATCATTGTATCAACTATTTGACCATTGATAGTAATACCCATTTGTTTAATCCAACATACATCATACATTGCATTGTGAAATATTTTTATTGCGTCTGACTCACATACATCTTTAAACCATTCCAAAGTTTTTTTACGATCCATGTTTGGCCCTGATCCGTGAGCAATTGGAAAATAAAATTTTCTACCAGGCACAGCAACAGCTATACCTACGACTTCTCCATTACCAATTATAGATCCAGATCCTTTTGATTTTAGATCAGGATCTCTAGTCTCTAAGTCAATTGCAATCTCATCATATTTTCTTAGATCAGGATATTCTTCTGGTTCATTCCATTCTGTTTGTGCTTCGAATAAAGGTACTTTCATTTTTGTGGCTCGTATAAATATTTTTGTTTTATAGTTTTATTTAATTTATCTTTGTTACTAAAAGCATACAAAGCTGCAGCATAGTTATCAGGAAAAATTTCCCAAGCAACCTCTTCTAATCCCATATATATTTCCAAATAAAATTTATTTTTAGCGATGGTAATTATTTTTCTAATAGTTGCTTTTTGTGCCATTATTTTTTCTTTTTCATGTCGTTAATTTTTAACATCTCTAATTGACAATAGTGTATTATTTTTTTAAGATCCTCAATTCCTCCCTTTCGCTGATACCTGCAAACATATTTCACAACGTTCCCCTGGAAAAAAGATAGATCGTTTTTAGAAATAAATTCGTAGGGCTGAATCGGAAACTTAGTGTAGTGATTCCCACCGACCTGAGTATACTGGGGAAATGATTCTTTAAATATATCGTCGTTTGTCATAACTGATAACCCTTCCTTTCAATTTTTGCTCTCATTAAATATAAATTTCTTTTTGCTCTCGTGCAACCTACATACCATACTCTGTGCTCTTCGTCACGCTTTATTACACTTTTTATTGTAGCTTCTCTAATTTTTTTAGCATTATCTAATACTAAAATTACGTTCTCACATTCTCCCCCTTTTGCAGCATGGATTGTAGATACTTTAATTCTTGCATCTTCACTTAATTTTTCTTTGTTTGATAGCATGAGTCTAATATAAATCTTATCTTCAGCTGGGGCGTTGTCAAAACATTCAAACCATTTTAAATCTTTTTTAAGTTCTCGATTACCCATGTATTCTTTTATATCTTCAAGAGCTGTTTCAGATACTTCTTCACCATTTAACCATTTAGTATGATTAATAATTGCTTTGTAAAGTTTTGTATTGTAACTTTTTTGATTTCTGTTTTCATAATACAAACCTTTTACTTTTAAAAGATCGCACACTTCTTTGGCTCTAGATAAAGTTCTAGTGAGGATTAGCCAGTTGTCCTGGTGAAGATCTACGTTTTCTAAGCTATTGATTTTACTACATAATCCTTCTTCATCTCTAGGTAAATAATTTTTAGTTGCTCGGAGACCTTCAATTCTTGCAGTAACAATCTCTGATATATCTTGCACTGCTTTTGGAATTCTTCTTGACCTGGATAAAACTTTTTCTTTGGCTGGTTCTTCAATAAATCTATCTACATCTGCACCTGCCCAACCATATATTGCTTGGTCATCATCTCCAGCAAGATAAACATTTTTAGATTTAGATTTTATTATATCATAAAATTTCCATTGTATGGGAGACAGATCTTGGGCTTCATCAATAAATACTACGTCAAAGTCGGGAACTTTATGTGGTTGTTGAACAATGCCATGAATCATATCAGTAAAATCTACCAAGTTATTTATGTCTGGATGTTTGTAATGATTGTAGTTTGCTTCAATGTGTTTTAATAAATCTGGTTTTACATTAGTTGAATGTTCTCCTGTGCAATACTCATCCCAAACTGAAATATCTTTTTCTTTTGCTTTTAAAATAATTTGAAAGTATTCATTATCACAAGTTAGGTAGGGTGAAGCATCCGCATCTTTTTTAGCGTTGACTCTTATACTTAATTCTTTTCCAAGATCATTATAGTGATAGTCCTGCATAACATTTTCTTCTCTTAATCCTAAACTATGAAAAGCTAGAGAGTGTAATGTTTGAAAATATCTAAGTTGTTTCTTTTTGTATTGAGGATTCTTGGTAAGCATTCTGTCCCTTGCTTCATGTGCAGCTTTACGAGTAAAAGCAAAATAACCTATTCGATTCACTGGAGTGCCTACTCTAATGTAAGCCATCGCTCTTCGAATTAATTTTTCTGTCTTCCCCGTGCCAGGAGGGCCATATATTTTTGTAACTTTGGTCATTAAAGAATATCTTTTTTACTCTTCATTGGTAAAATTTCTATTTCATTTTCTTCTTTGTCAAAATATTTCATAGAAATTTTTACACATCTAACCGGATTGTTGGATTTTTTTTCTGTTGCTTTTTTAGGATATCTTTTAGCGTGTCTAAGTTCAGCTTCAAAAAAATCCATTAACATTTGTCCGGTTCTATCTATTTTAGCTTTCCATTCTTTGTTCTTTAAAAAATTATAAAATGGATCAAATACAAAATAAGCATAACCATCTGTATCAATTAATGTGCTACCACTCCTAAATGCAGCATCACTAACTGCTGGAACACCATGAATGTAATCTTCTAAATGTTTGTGTAATACTTCTTTTGGTGATGTACCTGGAGGAGCTTTTTCTGTTTTCATTCCTTGCCATAAAGTATCTAAAATAGTTTGCATATCATCACCTTTGATTCGTGGAGGTGGAATAGGTGTATGTGCTCCAATTAAACGTCTAAGTTTTTCTTGGTCCATGATGTAATTTATATCTCTCGCGATTATTTGTTGTGTAGTTTCACCTTCGACTTTGTCATTGTAATGCACCGTAAATCTAAACTCTGGGTCTGGTGAATAATCTATTTTGATTAATGCAGACAATGTAGGAAATCTTTTTACCTTATCTGAGGCTACCCCATATTTTCTTTTTAAACATTCTGATTTAACACACATACTATTGATGGGTTCCTCAGAACAAGTATGACCTGCAGTATCTTTTTTATAAGCTTTAATTTTTTGTTTTACTTTTTCATCTCCCCAAATATTATCATAAACAATATAATTTCTTGCACCTTCTAAAAGTTTTTCTTCCCAATTGTCAGGGTATTTCTTTTTAGCGAAGACCATATAATTATAAATAAATCTGTCTCTGTAATCATCTAATTTAGATTTTGATAATCTTTGAAGACACACAGGACCATCCACAAATTCATCCGCACCTCCAGTAAGTTCGAGTCTAATTAATTCATCTGCAAATTCTTCTAGTTCTTCTTTGGTTTTTGTGTTAGCCTCGACGACTTTTATAAATTGTTCAAAAGTAAACTCAGTACCATCTAAATTTACACCAACTCTTTCATTACGATTATAGTAAGGTAGATTAATAAAGTTACCATTAATTGGTTTTTGATCTGAGCCTACACCAAGTTGTGTTTGTTTTGGAAATATTTCTGTTGATGCTTTTAAATCAAATGTAAATAATAATTTATCTAAAAAGTTTCTTACAAAACTTGCTTTGACTGGTTCTTTAAAGAATACATAAATGTGTAATCCACCACTTTTAGATTTAACTGGTACTACTGGAATATTTTTTTTATCAATAATTTCTAAATACTTTCTTAAGTCAAAGTTATCATACTCGTCTGAATCTATATCAATTGCTCCAAACTTAGCGAGTCCTTCATCATTACAAGGTTGAATACCAATAGATTTTTTACCTGTAAGATGGTCTAGATAATCGGACTCTAATAATTCTTTTGCTGCCCAACCATATTTTAATTTTAATTTGCCTGTAGCAGGATCTTTGTACGCAGAGTTTACATCTGCATAACCATAGTCTCTTTTAAGACCTGTAAATATGTCTATAAATTTATGTTCCATCTTTCCTTATTAAGGGGTGACTCCACTCTCGCTTCATCACCCCAGTTGCAACAATTCCCAGAGGGAATTCTAGTAGTGAGCTGATCCGTCTGTAGCTTTTGCAGCATCATCCTCACCATGTTTTACTTGTACATCTCCTTTAGAAATGCTTTCAGCAAAACTTTTGGCTTGTTGATACAACGCAGCATCTGCGATTGGACCTATCTTGCTCACCTCCCAACCAAACCATGTGCCTTTGTCGTTAGACTGCTGCACAGTTTTTAGTTGATAAAGATGGCTAAAAGATGCTGGAGTAAACATACCATTTTTACCTTGCATCTTTATGCTTTGCATCATGCTATTCCATTTTCTACTAATTTTTAATTGAGTAGATTTCATAGCTATCAATGCAGTAGTTGGTGAATCGCTATTGACTATTACAAAATGTTGCGCAGTCTTCTCAATATAATTTCCATTTGGAAGTCTATCTTTGAAGTCACCGCCTCTAGTTGTTTTAGTCATGATGTCACTTGATGAAGGATAGATATTGACCGGAGCACCTGATCCATCTTTTCCTCTATCTTTCCACTCGACATATTCGAGTTTGTAGTAACAAGGAATCACTTGGACTCCTTTTTCACCATTGAAGAGTTCACCTGTTACTGAGTTATAAATCATTCCAGGTTCAGCACCTTCAACATACTTGCCGTCTCTCTTGTTTACTTCAGGAGATAACTGACCAAGTATTTTAAGGAATGGTAATGCAAGATCTTCTTGAGTTACCACACCAGTTTGCACACTTGAATCTGCCTCAAACAAAACGTTTGTAGACAGAGCATTGCTTTTCTTCGTCATTGGTTCTTTGCTCATTTTTCTATTTCCTCGTTATTTTGGTTCTGTTTCCTGCGAACACGTTAAATAAGTCCGTGGGCATCTCTTTCCCAGATTCAAGACGCTCACGAACTAATGCTTTAAGTGTCATAGGCTCAACCTTTAACTTCTGGGTAGGTTGATATCCTTGACCTTGTGCAAGGACAGCATACTCTGCTGCCTTGTTATCTTCGTTACGACCAAAGGAAACGGTGATCTCATTTTTGATAAGATCCCCCAAGTCATTATTACGAAGCCAGTTAAATGCTTCTTCCTGTTTTGCTTTAGGAATGGAAGCACCATAAACGGGTTTAACTTCTACAGCTGCCCCGTCTGCTAAACTAAATTTTGATATATTCATTTCTGTCATCATAGTAGGTATAACCTCACCAGATAAAACGTCCATATCATTTTTTAGTTTTTTTAATTCTTCTTCTTTTTTTGCATACGTATCTTCCAAGCTTCTTAACTTTACAACTTGAGAAGATAACTCTTTGATGTCGTTGGTATTTTTATTAGCCAACGAATCAACTTTGTCTTCTTCTAGATTTATACTCATGTCTTTTTACCTTTCGTAGTAGTTAATAATGTTGTTAGTATAATGTCATAATATCCTATGTCAAGTTTAATCTTCAATCTTTCCTTGTTCATATAAATTTATTTCTATGGGATAGTATGTTTTTTCTTGTCTGTCCCATTTTAACAAATTAAATTTACCACCTGTTTTATCTGCCACAATTGAACATGCAACCCCAATGATAGCTGGATCGCCTGTAAGTAGTAAATAATCATTCTCTGTATATTTATCTAATAATTTTCTTAATTTAAAAATTAAAGGACCTGGGGATAAAATAATTTGTGAATGTTCTGGTAACAAAGT